TACAAAAATGGGTGTGGGCTGTCCCGAGTACATCCTGCTCTTCCGAAAGCTCCCCACTGACCGCTCTAAATCATATGCCGATACGCCTGTCACAAAGTCGAAAGATGATTACACTCGTGCTCAATGGCAGATTGACGCGCATGGATTCTGGCGTTCCTCCGGCAACCGTCCACCTACAAAAGCAGAAGTCTTGAATACTCCGGTAAGCAGGCTTCAAGCCGTTTACAGGGAATATTCCAGAGCTAACGTTTACAATTATAACGAGCATATAAATCTTGCCAAAAAGCTTGATAAGGATGACCGTCTCCCCGCTGGCTTTATGGTACTAGCCCCCGGAAGCTGGAATATGGAAGTCTGGGACGATATTAACCGTATGCGCACACTCAATGGCCGTCAGAAAAAACGTAATGTACAGCTTCATGTATGCCCGCTTCAATTCGATATCGTCGACAGGATCATCAACCGCTATTCTAATCCTGGCGATACGGTGTTTGACCCATTTGGCGGGCTTGGTACTGTACCGCTTGAGGCGATGAAATTCGGGCGGCAGGGATATATGTGTGAGCTTAACACTGATTACTTCAGAGATGCGGTAGGCTACCTTCAGGAAGAGGAAGATAAGCAAGAGACCCTTACTCTTTTTGACCTCATGGGTATGTGTGAGTAAAGTTGTTGACGCTGATTGTCAGACGAGGGATTGGGCGGGATGTTTAACCGCGTCCCGCCCTCGCTGGAAAGGATGATTTCATGAAAACCTGCAACAAACCCTGCCTTGCAAATAAAGACGGCAAGTGCGCTGTGGAGAAGTGCAAGGGGCAGATCGTTACGCTGCGTGATGTGGTAATGGAGGTGAAACAATGAATGACTTGATTAGCCGCAAAGAGGCAATCAGTGTGGTTGGAAGAGTGGCTTATGGTTACAATCCAGCTGCGGCAGAGTTAGCTCTGTTGAATCTTCCGGCCGCAGATGCCCAACTGGTGCGACATGGGCGGTGGATTGAAGATTTCAATGACTACGAAAATCATTGCATATGCAGCGAGTGTGGTGAATCGCCGGACAGTCCGCTGGATGAAACTCCGTATTGCCCTAATTGCGGTGCTCGAATGGATAAAATCCCGACTGAGACAAAATGGATTTCGGTAAACGAGCGATTGCCGGAAAAACACCACCGGGTATTAGCGTACAGTCCGCACATGGCAGAAAGCGATACCGGCCCAATTTCAATTCAGTACGGTTTTGTTTGCGCTAGAAAGTATTCGGATATCACCCACTGGATGCCGCTGCCGGAACCACCGATAAGGGAAAAGAATAAGGACATTCAGGCCAGAACTTGAGAGAATCGGGGAAGGAGCCAAAAGGCGATGAATAAAATGTCTATCAGAATCATCCTCAAAAATGGGGTGGAGTTTACAACTAAGTGCGGCGGATTTTCGTTGGAGAAGAATGGATTTGGAGATATAGTCAGTTATAAAATTGACGGAGTGGTAGAAAACAAACCTGTTTACATTGATTTCGGACAGGTTGCTGCGATTGTCCGCGTACTCTCAGACGAACATAATTAATCCCAAACAAAAGAAATTTCTCTATTCCGGCTACGCTGTACCGCTGATACGACGAATAATCATTTTGGCGACGTCACCAAAAAGATAGCGGCAGGCCTGCCAAACCCACCGCCTTCAAGCTCCCGCTTACCACGACAAAACTATTTTATCATGAGCGGGAGCGTGGCGCAATGGAAAATATGTCAGCGAAAGCATACCTGAGCGAATTAAAACGAATAGATACTTGCATCGACCAAAAGATACAGGAACGCAACGCACTACGTTCCCGGCTGGTCAGCATAGGAAGTATAAGCGATAGAGAGCGGGTGCAGGCTTCTGTACAGCGTGACAGGATAGGAAAAATCATTACCGACCTTGATGAAATGGAGCAGGAGATCAACAGGGAGATTGATGGCTTTGTAAACAAAAAGCATACTATAATCAACCAGATTCAGGGCTTACGGAACGAGACGTTTGTTAAACTGCTGTACAAAAAATACGTTGAGTATAAACGGCTGGAATTGGTTGCGGTTGAGATGAATTATACATACGATTATGTTCGCCGCTGTCACGGAAAAGCGCTGAGAAAGTTTGAACAGATATACGCCGAAGAAATAAAAGAGGCCACACAATAACACATTTATCTGTGCTAAAATAGTATTGTGGAATTTTGATCAGTTCTTTTCTCCTTTTACCCGTCCTGCAACAGCGGGGCGGGATACCGTCCAAAGGCTGCATGAGGCCAACGGGCGTAGATAGCCTCCTATGTAGACAACCGGAGCGCGGCGGTATATCCGCGCAATATGCGGAATGTAACTCAGATGGTTAGAGGAAATTGTGTCGCCGGTTCGAGTCCGGCCATTCCGCACAATAGATTATCTCAGAGCCGCTTGCGGGAATGCAGGCGGTTTTGTTATGCCTGAGGGAAGGTGGTGGTTGTGGCCGCACGGCTGACGGATAAGCAACAGCGGTTTGTTGAGGAATATTTGATTGATTTGAATGCGACACAGGCCGCTATCAGGGCTGGGTATAGCAAAAAAACTGCTGATAGGATTGGCCCTGAACTACTTGGGAAAACTTGTGTTTCCGAAGCTATTCAAGAAGCGAAGAAAAAGAGGTCGGTTCGGACTGAGATTACCCAAGACCGAATCCTTGCGGAATATGCAAAGGTAGCATTTTTCGATGTTCGCAAAATGTTTGACAAGGACGGGAAACCGCTTGACATACAAAACCTTGATGATGATACCGCAGCAGCTTTGATTGGCTTGGATGTGCAGGACGTTTATGAGGACAGCGTCGATGGCAAAAAGTTTATGGGCTATGTAAAGAAATACAAGATGGCAGATAAATTAAAAGCTCTGGAGGCGTTGGGAAGGCATATAGGGTTGTTTGAAAAACAGGAAAACCAGACTGACGCCATAGGAACAGCCATGAAAGCATTGGCCGACATCATCAAGAATCCGGTGCAGGACCGAAACATAAAGGACTATGAAGAATGAATTATCCGGCTCCATTCTCTAAAAACCAAAATGCCTTTTTCTGGCGGTGCTTTGACAGTTGGTTCAACGTGGCGGAAGGAGGTAAAAGAGGCGGAAAAAATGTTCTCATTACGATGGCCTATTGTGCCATCCTGGAGAAACACCCAAGCAAGCTGCATTTGATTGCAGGGGTTTCGACAACAACGGCAAGGTTGAATATCCTGGATTGCGACGGTTACGGAATGATGAATTATTTTGAAGGCCGTTGTAGGATGGGGCAGTATCAAAACCGGGATTGCCTTTATATCAAAACTCCAGCCGGTGAAAAAATCGTGCTGGTATCCGGCGGTGGGAAAGACCGTGATGAACGGCTTATCAAAGGCAACACCTATGGTACTGCTTACATAACTGAGGCTAACGAATGTCATCCCAATTTTATCCAAGAGGTATTTGACCGGACTATTTCAAGCCCGGATCGAAAGGTTTTTCACGACCTGAATCCGAAAGCAGAAGGCCATTGGTATTATAATATCCTGAAATTTCATGAGCAGCAGCAGGATCTTGATCCAGCCTATGGCTATAACTACGGCCATTTTACTATTGCCGACAACATGAGTGTCCTTGATGACCAACTAAGAAAGATACTCAGGACTTACGACAAATCAAGTGTATGGTACGCACGGGATATTCTGGGACAAAGAAAAGCAGCCGAGGGGTTGGTATATCCGATGTTCGATAACATCGTACCTACAATCGAGCGTCACTACGAGAAGTATTACATTTCAATGGACTACGGCATTCAAAACCCAACGGCGATGATTTTATGGGGCTTGTGTGATGGCGTATGGTACGCAGTCAAAGAATATTATCATTCAGGCCGCGAAACCAACGCACAGAAAACCGACCAGCAGTATTACGATGAGCTTGAGAAGCTTGCCGGAGACATGCACATCAAGAATTTGATTATTGACCCGTCAGCCACGTCCTTTATCGCTTTGTGCAACCAAAAGAAGCGCTTCAAAGTCTGGCGGGCTAACAATGATGTAATAGATGGTATCCAGCACACAGCGCAGGCGCTTTCTGAAAAGAAGATATTGTTCAACGATTGCTGCGGACGTACGCTAAAAGAGTTTAAGCTTTATTCCTGGGACGAAAAAGCTGGTGAGGACAAACCCATCAAAGAGAACGATCATGCGATGGATTCGGTTCGTTACTTCGTATCCACGACACAGATATGGCGGAAGAAGCAGGAATACAAATCGATTTTCCCGAAAAGGTGGTGATAGCCATTCTTACATACCAAGGCCTTGAGGCCGTAGGCTCAGACGAAACAAAACGGATGGATTTCATACGGCAGGTTGTAGCCGATCACAAAGCCAGCCCTGAATACAAGATTGCTGCCGACGCAGAACAATACTACGCCAAAAAGAACGTTACCATTTCTAAGTTCCAAAAGCTTCTTTACGATGCACAGGGTTGCGCTTGTGTGGATCTGTTCAGCGCAAACTATAAGCTGAAAACCGGCTTTTTTCGGCGGTTTGTCACACAGCAAGTACAGTATGTATTGTCCAACGGCGTGATCTTTGAAGATAAGGCTACAAAGAGTAAACTGGGAAATGCCTTTGACAATCAGCTCCAGAAAGCCGCTAAAAAAGCAATGGTGGACGGCGTGGCGTTTGGTTTTTGGAACCTGGATCATCTGGAGGTTTTCTCGTTCGCTGACACGCCTAAAGAACCGGGTTTTGCACCGCTCTATGACGAAGACAACGGCCTGTTACGCGCCGGAGTGCGTTACTGGAATCCTAAAAGTGATGAATCAGCCCGGTATACGCTTTATGAAATGGACGGCTATACCGAGTACATACAACGCAAAGCTGAGGATATGAAAGCCATGTCCGTCAAAAAGCCCTACATGCGTGTTTCAAAGAAAACAGAGTTTGGTGGTGTGGAGGAAGTGCAGGGCAGCAATTATTCCGGTTTCCCAATTATCCCGATTTATGCCAATGACCTTAAAGAGTCTGAGATTATCGGCATTCGTGAATCCATCGACTGTTATGATTTCATAAAATCCGGCCTTGCCAACGACATTGATGACACCAGCGGTTTCTATTGGATATTGAAAAACGTGGGTGGTATGGATGATACCGACGTAACGGCTTTTCTGGAACGCATGAGAGTAGTTCGTGCGCAGGCTCTACCAGATGGCGCAGAAGCTGAGGCCCACACGCTGAACATTCCTACCGAAGCCCGATCAACTATGCTTGACCGTCTGCGAAACGACCTCTACGAGGACTTTATGCTGATGGACACGGAAAAGGCATTGTCAGGTAATATGACCGCAACGGCAATCCGCCTGGCTTATCAGACGCAGGACGATAAGTGTGGCGATTTCGAGTTCTGCATCCGGGAATTTATCGCTAAACTGTTTGATTTGCTTGGAATCGAAAGTGAGCCGTCCTTCAACTGGAACCGCATCGCAAACCAAACAGAAGAGACGCAGATGGTAATGACGGCAGCTACATATCTTGATGATGAAGCAGTGCTGAAGCATCTCCCGTGGCTGACACAAGAGGAAGTGGACGAAATTCTTGAACGTAAGGACGCAGAAGGTTTAGACAGGTTAAGCGATGAAGAATCCGAAGGACAGTTGCAAGGAGGCGAGGAAGATGTTGCGGGAACTGGTGAGGCGGTAGAAGCGGCTGAAGAAACCGTTGGAAAGACGCTGAATGGTTCTCAAACATCCAGCCTAATTACAGTAATTCGGCAGCTCGGCGCGGGAACAATCACAGAAGGACAGGCCGTTAACATCATCGTGACCGCGCTGGGAGTGACCAGAGAAGAAGCGCTTAAGATTATCAGGGGTGAAGAATAATGGCAGAGCCTGACGAAGCGCACCGCATGACGGATGAACAGCTTGCAAAATTGGAAAGGCGCATAGAAGCTGAATACAGAAAAGCTTATAAGGACTTGAATAAGACCGTTCACGAATACTTTGATTCTTTTGCGAAACATGACGCAAGGCAGCTTGAACGTTTGAAAGCTGGGGAAATCACGCCGGAATATTACAAGCAGTGGAGACTGAACCAGATAGGGCGCGGCAAACGTTTTGAAGCTTTACGAGATAAGGTAGCTGAACGTATGACACACGCCAATGAGATTGCAATGTTGTACGTGAATGATGCCACGCCGGGTATTTACAGCCTTAACCGAAACTACACGGCGTATACGATAGAAAGCGTAGCCGGAAATGCGGATTTCACGCTTTGGGATGAACAGACGGTTAAACGCCTTATCGAAGAACAACCGGATTTAATGCCGTATTACCCCAAGAAAAGGGCGGTTAAGCGTGGCATTGATTTGGCATATGGAAAAAAGCAGATAACCGCAAGCGTGACAAGCTCCATTCTTCAAGGGTTGAGCATAAAACACATGGCGGATGATCTTCAAAGCCGCATTACTACTATGGATCGAAACAGCGCCATCAGAACAGCAAGGACAGCGGTTACAGGCGCACAAAATGCAGGGCGCATGGATAGCTATGATGCTGCCCAAAAAATGGGGATAAAATTGAAAAAGCAATGGATGGCGACTTTAGATGGCCGCACACGTCATACGCACGCGGAATTGGATGGCGTATCGATAGACAATGACAAGGAATTTCCTAACGGTTGCATGTTTCCGGGGGATCCTAATGGTCCACCCTCGGAAGTTTATAATTGTCGATGTACAATGGTAGCAGATATTGAGGATATAAATACCTCTGATGCCTTACGGCGTGACCGTTGGGGCGTGCTGCCTGACATGACGTTTGCGCAATGGGAAAACTCGAAGCGTGGGGAGGGCTACTTGGGAAATGATAATCAGAATTGAGGATCATTCGCGGGAATGTATTGACGCTATGAGGGAAGCCGCACTACGCGCATTGGAAAAGTGCGGATTGACAGCGGAGGGATTCGCAAAGGGACTTTGCCCTGTAGACACCGGCAATCTCCGCAACAGTATAGCGCATGCGGTTGATGAAGGTAAACTTGAAGCATATGTAGGCACTAACTCCGAATACGGTGTCTATGTTGAGTGCGGCACAGGTAAATATTATCCGGGTGGACGTGACACACCGTGGGTTTACAAAGACGCAAAAGGCAAGTGGCACAGAACAAGCGGCCAAAAGGCAAAGCCATATATAAAGCCTGCGGTTGCCGATTACGTACAAACTTACAGAAGCATTATTGAGGATGAACTTAAAAACTCATAGGGACTAACAACCGGGCATTTCTCGGCAGTTGGTTCCTTTTATTTTGGCAAACACCGCGAAGCACAGCGGTCTTTATATAATTATCATCCCCGAAGAACCGGGGCCGAAGAAAAGGAGATAGCATTATGGCACTCACCAGAAGATCACTTAAAGCAATGGGCATTGAGGATGAAAAGATCGACCAGATCATTGAGGCCCATACCGAAACTGTGAACGGCCTGAAAACGGAAATCGACCGTTACAAGGCCGATGCTGAAACCCTGACTGACGTTCAGAAGCAGTTGGAAAAAGCGCAGGCTGACCTTGAGGCCGGAAAGAAAGACAGCTACAAAGTCAAGTACGAGGCTATCAAAAAGGAATTTGAGAACTTCAAGGCTGACCAAGCTAAAAGGGAGAGCCGCGCGGCGAAAGAATCCGCTTACCGTGCCATTTTGAAAAAAGCGGGTATCAGCGAAAAGCTGCTTGAAAGCGTACTGCGTGTGTCTGATGTGGATAGCGTGGAGCTTGACGAAAAGGGCCAAATCAAGGGCGCTTCCGACCTGCTCAAGAACGTCAAGAACGAGTGGGCAGATTTCATCGTCACGACAGAAACTCACGGTGCGGACACGCCTAATCCGCCTGCAAATAATGCTGACGATAAAAGCAAACCCAACATCAGAGCGGCGCAGATCGCAGCCGAATACCACAACAGCCTTTACGGTGAAGCAAGGAAGGAGTAAAAAATGTCTTTTATTGGAAAAGTGCAACAGGGTGTTACTTATGCTCCTGGCTGGTTCCTGGCGCACGAGGAATGTACACGTAAAACCCGGCAGATATCTCAGACAGGCGCTGAAACGAGAGAGAACGGTGCTAAGTACGTCAAGATGGGTACTGTCTGGCCCGCTAATGACGCCACGGCAGAGGGTATAGTCTATGAGGATGTAGACGTGTCCAGCGGCGATATGCCCGGTTCTGTCGTGACTGCGGGAACCATCTACGCCGACCGCCTGCCAGTTAAGCTGACTGATGAAGCAAAAACCGCCCTGATCGGCAAAGGTTTTACCATCATCGACACATCACCAGCTGTTGAACGTCCGTATTGAAAGGAGCGATAAAAATGCCTGTTTGGAAAGACAATATTTTGGGCTTTGTGCCTGAACAGGACTGGCTGTCCATTGGTTTCACGCCTACACGGCAGAATGACCCTATCGACAGCTTATTTAATGACACCAGAACAGAAAACCTTGTGGCTTACTGGCAGACCATCGCGGCAGAGTACCAGATTCCTGTAATGGCGCAGTTCCACGGTTTTGACACCGAGGCCAATACCACTTTCCGTATCCCTATCGACACGCACAATATCGAAAAGGGCCTTATTAAGGTCAAAATCAACCAGTCTGAACGTATGCGGGCGCTGTTGCGTTCTGGTGTGAAAGAGGACGCGCTGTATGATTACGTCATCCGAGACGGTGCACGGCTGGCGGAACAGGTGATTACCCGTTCAAAGGTCGCCAAAAACGAGCTGATGGCTACTGGTAAAGTAACTATAAAGGAAAACAACCTCGACTTGGCAGTAGATTACGGCGTGTCCGATGAACAGACCAATTTTGAACTGGATCTGTCGCCCGACGCAGATATTGCGTCACAGCTTCAGAACATTATTGACGCTGCGCTGACAAAAGGTGTTACGCTGATCGGCTTTGAAACCTCGAAGAAGAACCTGACCAAGATGCGCAATAACTCGCAGCTCCAAAAGGCCATCAATGGCAACGTGGGCGCAGGGACGCTAATCCGTCAAAGTGCAATGGAAGCTTACCTTGAAGAGGAATTTGGCATTAACCGTATTATCGTCAACGATTTGACTTATGGTGTCAGCGGTGAGATTGGAGCAGACGGACGGCCCAAAATAAAAACGGCGCGTTACTTCCCAGACAACAAGATCTCCTTTTTCGCCACCAATCAAGGCGGCAAATTGGGTATTGGCGGCTGGGGCGAACCGCCTGAAGCAACAGTTGGAAGTTTGTCCACAGGTGGCAACAGTTCGGTAAGTCCTTACGTTTATGTTGACCAGTGGCTGGAGGATGACCCTAAAGTCCTGTGGACGAAGGCAAGTGGCCTGTTCATTCCCATCCTGTTCAACCCGGATAGTCTGTGGATTGCAACGGTGAAGGATGAATCCGGTGTTGCGGCTGCCAGCTTGTCTAAGACTGCGAAAAAATCCTGATTTGAGGTGGGCGTATGTACACTTATACGGTAAACGCCGGAGTGACAATCCGAGACTACCGCGGCAAATCTACTGACGAGAAGCCGGTAGATGATTCGGTTCCCAACGGCAGCACTTTTTATGAGATGGATACGAAAAATGTCTATATGTTCGACGCCGACCAAAAGACCTGGATAATGCAGTAAGGGGGTTACGATAATGCTTGAGCAAGTTTTATCTTACCTCAATAACTGGTTCATCGTTTCGGGCGGCGTTTATCATGGGACGTTTACAATTGAGAATGGCGGCATTACGCTGCCATTTCTCAAAGATGGTCAGTATTTCCGCGTTATGGGCAGCGTGTTCAACGATGGCTTATACGTATACGGCGATGCGCTGAACCTGACAGACGAGACTTTTGACGGTACTGTGTGGGCATTAGCTGTACCTAAAGCGGTGATTGCGCTATCTGAGGAAATCGCCGCATGGGAGGAGAAAAACGGTGAGGCAAGCATGGGACCGTATTCGTCGGAAAGCAAAGCGGATTACAGCTATTCAAAAGCTGTTGATGCGAAAACTGGTGGAGCAGTGACGTGGGAAACCGCGTTCCGTTCCCGGCTTGCTCCATATCGTAAGCTGCGTGAATACAGGGCGATTACGAACGGAGGGAAAAGCCCGTGAGCCTAATTGATGATTGGAAAGAGCCTTGTATTATGGCAGAGAAAAAGCGTGTTCCAGATGGTGAGGGTGGCTTTACTACAACGTGGCAGGACGGAGCGCGGTTTATGGCGTGCATCACGCTGGAGACTTCAACCCAAGCCATCATTGTCGAACGGCAGGGCATGAAGAAAGTCTACCATGTCACTACAGACAAGGACGCGGTTTTGAATTTTCATGATGTATTTCGCCGTGTGGAGGATGGGCAAACATTCCGCGTAACCTCCGATGGGAAAGACGTGCAGACACCGGTAAAATCTGCGATTACGCCATTTTCACAGGTTACAGCAGAGGAATGGGAGCTGACAAAATGACTAAAGCCGCAACGCTCCATAAGTTCTTTTCCTCGTTCGGGATGACAGCTTACGCCGCTACTTCCGTACCGCATGATGTGACGTTCCCTTACCTAACCTATGAGCTTATTACAGGCGCGTGGGACAACCAAGAGATAGGCTTGACCGTAAACCTGTGGTTTTATACTACCGGAGAGACGGAGCCTAATGCGAAGGCTCAGGAACTTTCTGACGCTATAGGCTTCGGAGGCAAAGTTATCCCGTGTGATGGCGGGTACATCTGGATTAAACGCGGTTCTCCGTGGTGCCAAAGCCTAAACGATGGAAACGATCCCAACATCAAGAGGCGGTACATAAATGTAACTGTAGAATATCTGACGGAAAATTGAAAGGAGATCAATATGGGGAAATTCACTCAAATCCCGCAAAACACATTCTCCAGCTTGCAGCTGAATGCGGGGGTACTTCTGTACAAATTCGACCCTGCCGCACCGGAGTTTACGGACGCAGATCTTATCTGTGCGACGACCGGAGGCATTAACGCGACTTGCGTGCCCACTTACAGCGACTTGGGCGAAGATGTCGATAATTGCCCGGTCAACATGAAAGAACTGAAACACTTGGATTCTTGGGAATGCAAGTTCTCGTTCACATCTCTGGGGACGTCTCTGGAATCGATTCGCCTTGCGCTCGGGGCAGCGGATATAGACGCTGCGAAGTCCAAAATTATACCGCGCCGGGATCTGAAGCAAACCGACTTTTCCGACGTCTGGTGGGTGGGCGACAAAGCCGATGGCGGCGCGGTAGCAGTTTGTCTTAAGAATGCGTTATCTACTGGCGGGTTCAGCTTGCAGACCACAAAGAACGGCAAAGGGCAGGTTTCTGTCGAGCTTACGGGTCATGTGTCCATCGAAGCGCAGGACGTAATGCCGATGGAGTTCTACAGCACGGAAGGTGCGCCTGAAACAGGAAGTGAAGTAAACCTTGAGAAAGAAACGGAGGGCTTATAATGAAACTGTCACAACTGACTACAGATGAAACTTTGGATGTTCTGTGCGAAATCACGCCGTACATAAACAATATCGCGATCGACCAAGAACTGACCACAGAACTGCGGCGAAAGGTTGATCCGGAAAACCTTAAAAGCCGTGCTGACGTAATGCTTGAGGGCGCAAAAAAGCTTAACGTACTGGTTCCGATTGTGCTCAAAAAGCGCAGAGACGACATCTATGGGATTTTGTCTGTGCTGAACAAAAAGACAACGGAAGAAATTGCAAAGCAAAGCTTTATTGCAACTGTCGGCCAGATCCGCGAAGTTCTTGAGGACAAGGAGCTTATTAATTTTTTCAAATCGTTCGTGCAGCCGGGAGCGAAAGAGTAATACCGGCACTGCTGTCATATCCGGTACGTATGCGTGCGAGAGCTTACTTATCTACGCTCCCGCACGTTTTACGCCAGCAGGATATTGAGCAGACTTACGAAGTTTATGTAACGGAGTCATTGCGCTGTATCGGCATAAGTTTGAGAGGCCAATATCTGGAACAGCATTTCATGGATATAATACATCCAAAACCGGAAGAAACCCGTACACCAGAAGAGATAATAGCGGATATCAGAACTAAGCTTAAGGAGGTGAGATAGCTTGGACGTTTTCGACCTGTTTGCAAGGATAAGTCTCGATACAAGTGATTATGAAAATGGGCTAAACGAAGCAAGCGATAGAACCTCACAGTTCGGCGATAGAATGGGCTCTGCCGGAAATAACATTACCACGTTTAGCGACAAAATGAAAGCGGCTGGAGAGACACTTACTACTGCTGGAGATGTAATGACTGAAAAGGTGTCTGGCCCGCTTTTAGCTTTAGGGAAGAATATTCTTCAAGCCGGCATGGATTATGAAGCTGGCATGAGCCAAGTGCAGGCCATTTCTGGGGTAACTTCCTCAGAAATGGCAGCTCTTAGCGATCGTGCTATGGAAATGGCGTCAAAAACGAAATTTTCAACCGCCGAATCAGCAGAAGCTTATCAGTATATGGCTATGGCTGGTTGGAAAGCCAACGATATGATTAAGTCGCTTGATGCGGTAATGTATTTGGCAGGGGCATCGGGTGAAAATCTGGGTCGTACAAGTGATATTGTAACCGATGCAATGACGGCTTTCGGATTGGCTGCTGATGAAAACTCAAGAGTTGTTGATAAGGAACGCATAAGCAGCGACGAAATGGCAACAGCTCTAGGAAACTTAAAATACGTCACTGACGATATTTCTACAGTTCTTAGCGACGATTATACCAAAGAAGTATCCAACGCAATAAGATTTACAGACGTTCTTTCTGCTGCTGCCAGCAATTCTAACACCAATGTTGATATGCTTGGAGAATCATTTAAATTTGTAGCTCCCGTCGCTGGAGCAATGGGATATACTATTGAAGATACAGCTATTGCATTAGGGCTTATGGCTAATAATGGTATTAAGGCGACTATGAGCGGAACGGCGTTAAGAACTCTCATTGCCAATATGACTAATCCAACGGACAATATGTCAGAAGCAATGGCCGATCTGGGGATCGAAATCCACGATGATGAGGGCAATTTATATTCCCTTATGGAGGTAATGAAGCAATTAAGAGAAGCATACAAAGGAGGAAATTTAACTCAAGAAGAATACTTGGAGAGGCTAAAAAAAATAGATCAATGGTACGAGGATGGTTCTATACCAGACGCGGAAGCATACTCTATTGCTCTAAAAAGGCTTAACATAGATATGTACGGCGTAGAGGGCGCACAAAGAGCACAGTTGGCTGCTATGCTTGCAGGAAAGTACGGGATGTCCGGGTTCTTGTCTATTGTAAACGCTACCGACGAAGATTTCAACAAGCTTACTCAGGCGATATACGAATCAAGTGGTGCGACTGAGGAAATGTACGGTGTTATGACAGATAATGCTGAAGGTGCTGTCACGATGCTGGATTCAGCTCTCAATGTGCTTTATACATCCCTTTCTACAACTATTCTTCCCACTTTTGCTGAATTTATAAGGACAATTACCGACGTCATTAATGCTTTTAACGCTTTAGATCCCGGCACACAAAGCTTCATAATGACCATAGGAACTGTTATAGCTGTTGTTGGTCCGGCTGTTACTGCTATCGGTAAATTTATCACCGCTTTAGGCACTATTAAAAGCGCTTTTGGTGCAATGTCGGCGTTTGTATCGGCCAACCCTATTGTTATCGCAATCACGGCTGCAATTGCTGCCTTTACTCTTCTATATACCCATAGCGAAAAATTCAGAGATTTTATAAATGGAATTGTTGAAGCGGCTGCGGGTTTAGTAACTGGCATTATTTCTGGAATTTCTGGCGCTTTGGGCAAGCTGTGGGATTTCCTAAAGGGAGTATTTGGCGGCATTATTGATTTTTTCAAAGACATATTTGGCATACACTCTCCATCAACCGTATTTGCGGAACTTGGTAAAAATCTGATTGAAGGCTTGCTTGAGGGAATTCGGAACGCCTGGAATTCTATTTTGGAGTTTTTTGGTGGAGTGCTAGACGGGCTAAAAGAAATATTTTCAAACGCTTGGGAAAAGATTAAAGTAATTTGGAGCAACGCAGGAGAATTCTTTTCCGGTGTTTGGGACAATATCAAAAATGTATTTTCGAGTGTCGCAGAAACGTTAGGCGGCTTCTTTTCAGCGGCCTGGGACGCAATTAAAACTGTATGGGGTGCTGCTATTGCATTTTTCTCTGGAATATGGAGCGGAGTAAAGGATATAACCTCGGGTGCTTGGACTGCAATTACAGCAATACTTGAACTGGCCTGGAAACTGATTGAGTCTATATGGAATAATGCGGTTAATTTTTTTATTGGTATTTGGAACGGCATAAAGGGTGTGTTTTCGGGAACTGCTGAAGTGCTCGGAGGCTTCTTCTCTGCTGCTTGGGAAAAGATAAAATCCGTGTGGACTGGCGTAACAGAGTTCTTTGCTGGCATATGGAATGGCATAAAAGGCGTATTCTCGGGTGCCGCTGAAATACTCGGAGGCTTCTTCTCCACCGCTTGGGAGAAAATAAAAGGTATTTGGGATAAAGCGGTTAAATTCTTTACAGGTGTAGGGGAAAGCATCAAAAATGCGTTCTCTACAGTGTGCGACACTGTTGCGCAATTCTTTACCGATGCATGGGAAACCGTAAAATCCGCGTGGGGAGCTGCAGGGCAATTCTTCTTGGAGCTGGGGCAGAAAATCCATGACACGTTTAAGGATGTTGCCGAAAAGATAGGCTCATTCTTCCAAAAAGCCGGTGATACGGTTAAGAAAATTTGGGAAGGAATCGTAACCTTTTTTGCCGGAGTCAAAAATAAAATTGTCAGCGTGTTCAATGGTATAGCTGAGTTTATCGGCAGGATATTTACCACCGCGTGGAACAATGTAAAAACTGCCTGGGGCAACGTGCAAACCTTTTTCGGCGGTATAGTGAAAACAATCAAAACAGTGTTTTCCGGTCTAGGCAAAGCATTTATAACTATCGGCGGTAACATTGTTGCGGGTCTCAAAAGAGGCATATCCAATGCTTGGGGCAAGTTCATTAGCTGGATTAAAGGTAAAGTTGGTGGAATCGCCACTGCTGCAATGAAAGTCCTCGGAGAACATTCGCCGTCTAAAGTTTTTGCTGGGATAGGCAAAAATATGGTCTTGGGCCTGCAAATAGGCTGGGACAGTCAATACACAAGCGCAAAAAAAGACATTGAAGACGGAATGAATTTCGACGCAGGCACCGTTGACTATGAGGTATCCAGCCCTTCAACCGATGCTGTTGCAGCTGCTGTAAAAGCTATGGACGCTCTTGGAGAATCGTGGTCTAAAGTCAAAAACACCTTCAGTGATGTGGAAGCGTTCTTCAGCCAGAAGTTTTCAGCGGCGTTAAGCTCCATAAAAGAGATATGGGGCACAGCGAACAATTTCTTTGCAGACGTTTGGGAAAGCATCAAAGAAGTATTTACGCCGGCTGGCGAATTTTTCGCAGAGGCTTTCACGAGTGCCTATGAAAATGTTACAACCGCTTGGAGCAGTGTTCATGAGTTTTTCAATCAGATCTGGCTTGATATTCAGGAAACTTTCAGTGGTGCCGTTGACTTTTTCAGAGACATAAGTGACGGCGTTACTGAAGCGTTCTCATCACTTGCGGAAAGCATTGCAGCCACGTTTACCAGTGCTTGGGATTCAGTGCAGCAAGCTTGGAATGAAACCCGTGAATTCTTTGAAAATATACGTCTTGGCATTCAGGAAGCAATAGAGCCTATCGGCGATTTCTTCAACACAACGTTTTCAGAAGCGTGGGAATCAATAGAAGCTGTTTGGAACTCAGCAACTGAATTCTTCTCCGAAATCAGCGCCAATATTCAGGACGTATTCACACAATGCTGTGAAGTGGT